TTGGTTTTAGCAAAAAGATGTGGGATATTACTGCTGGATTGGCATTTACCCTCGCAGGAAGCCTTGTTGTCTACATTACGCTTTCTGGGGTAACTCAGAGAATTGCTGGAATTGCAACACTAACTGCTATCCTCGTGCATTATGTGCATGAAATTCTAAAAAATGACGAATAAAAAACTCTGAGATATAATATATATCAACGCCCGTTGGGGCAAGGAGGTGGTCTTTTGTCTACTTTGTTGAATGAGAATAATAAGAAGATGCTTGCATCTTGGGTAAGATCCTTTATCGGAGCTGGTCTTGCTGTCTATATGACAGGTAATCATGATCCTAAAGCAATTGCTACAGCAGGTGTTGCTGCTCTGGCACCTGTGATTATGCGTTGGTTGAATCCAAACGATACTGCATTTGGTCGTACTAAGTAATACCAAATTAATTTAGAGGTTAAAATGGCACAAGTTAAGAATATCCTTATGAGGATATTGGCTACATTTGCTGCATCGGGTTTAAGTGTAATCGGTGCTGGCGCTATAGCTAATGTCCCTTTGTGGAAAGCCTGCTTCATGGCAGGCATCGCTGGCGTTGCCGTAGTTGTGGAAGGACTCTCACGAGCATTCCTAGATGATGGTAAACTTAGTCTAGATGAAATTAATGCGGTGTTTTCTAAAGTTGATAGAAAGAAGTCCGCAGAAGGAGATATTAAATAATGGCTAAGAGAACAGAATGGGATTATATTGTTGAAGTTAAGCTTCCAGTAGCACTGAAAGGCATTGAGCCAGGCAAATTGCACCCAAGTTTATTGAGAGATATCCCAGGCGGCGGTAAGTTGTTTTACCTTGCTGCTGATGCATGGTTGGCAATGGTTGAAGCTGCAAAGGCTGATGGCGTTGAGCTTAAACCTACGAGCAGTGGAGATCTGTATCGCAGTTATGACAGCCAAAAGGCAGGGTTTCTCACCCGCTACCAGCTTGAACCAATTCCTGGTCAGAGCACAAAAACTTTTGAAGGTAAGACTTGGTACTTGAAGAAGGGCATGGCGATGCTCGCTACACCTGGCAAGTCACAGCATAACCTCGGCTTGGCAGTTGACATTGCTAACGCAAGTGAAAAGAAGAGAATTAATTGGTTGATTGCTAATGTTGAAAAGTTTGGTTGGTCATGGGAAGTAGTTCCATCAGAGCCTTGGCATATTCGTTATGTCTGTGGCGATGCAGTGCCTCAAGCAGTGAAAGAATATGTTGCTCGTAATCCAAGACCAAGCGGACCATTCGGTTCTGTTGCAGATCAAAAAGCTGCTGCTGAAGTAAAGACTGCAGCGCCAGCTACTAATGCTACTGCTGCTGCTACAAAGAGAGTTATTAATCTAGGGAGCAAGGGTCCACTTGTAAAAGAGGCTCAAACACTTTTGGTTAAGCATGGTGTTAATTGTAAAATTGATGGAGATTTTGGTCCAAAAACATCACAGATGGTTAGAGATTTTCAAACTAAAAATGGAATTCCTGCAACTGGTGAAGTAGATCAAGCAACTTGGTCAATATTGCTGGCATAACCAATCTTTGATAATATCTTATAGGAGATATTATGGCTGCAACTAGAAATATTACTATTTATCAAGGCGATACCTACGCTCATGAGCTTCGTATTAAAAATAGTGCTAATGCTAATGTAACTATTACATCTAGAACTTACACTGGTCAGATTAGAAAGAAAAGAAACTCTGACACGGTTGCAGCAACATTTACATCTGAAATTACAAACGGTGCTAATGGCATCGTTGTCATGTCTTTAACCGCTGCGGCTACAGCGAATATTGCTGCAGGGACATATGTTTATGATTTTCAAGAAACTAATGGCACCGTTATCACCACACTGATTACTGGAACGGTAACGGTAACTGGTGAGGTGAGCAGGTAATGGCTGGGGACATCACAACCGTTCAAGTATCTAGTGGCGATGTTACATCCCTGTCTGTATCCACAGATATTTCAAATATTACGGTAGCTTCTGATATTACAGGGGTGATTGTACAAACAAATGACACTACTGTGCTGACGCAATCTTCTGGGACAATCAATCTCGCTTCGTTATCTCTAGCGACAGCGGAACCAGAGGCGGTTGCTCGGTCTGGGAGTGTTGGTGTAAGTGCTTTAGCGGCTAGGGCGGATCATGTTCATAGTGCAGCAAATCTATTAATGGATGGAGGAAATTACTAATGGCGAATACGCTGAGAATTAAAAGAAGGGCGACTGGTAATGCTGGCGCACCTACAAGTTTGGAGAATGCAGAATTAGCATTTAACGAAGTAGATAATATTCTTTACTACGGTAAAGGGTCTGGTGGTGTAGGTGGAACCGCAACCACTGTTGAAGTAATTGGCGGTCTTGGTGCTTTTCTTGCTTTAACAACTGATCAAACAATTACTGGCAACAAGACATTTAATGGCACAACGATTGTCGCAACTCCAACTGCAAACGGTCACGCAGCTACTAAACTTTATGTTGACACTGCAATTTCTGGTGTCACACTTACAAATACAGCAGTGACTGCCGCCTCTTATGGTGGTGCAGGAACTGTTGCTACATTTACTGTACAGGCTGACGGTAGGTTAACTGCTGCTGCAAACGCAACTATTTCAATCACTGCTTCACAAGTTAGTGATAGAGCAACAAACCTTGTAACGGGTCTGACAGGGACTGCTAATGAAATTGCAGTGTCAAACTCTGGTGTCGGTGCAGTAACTCTGAGCCTTCCATCTAATGTCACTATTTCAAATAATCTTACAGTCTCTGGAGATTTGATTGTTAATGGTAATACAACAACTCTTAACACAGCAACACTTGTTGTTGAAGATAAGAATATTGTTCTTGCCAATGTTGAATCACCAACGGACACAACAGCAGATGGTGCTGGGTTTACGATTAAAGGTGCAACAGATAAGACACTTAACTGGGTTGACGCAACAGATGCTTGGACATCTTCTGAGCATTTCAATATTCTTACTGGTAAGTCATTCTACATTGGGGGCTCAGCAGTACTTTCAAATACAACTTTGGCTTCAAGTGTTGTTACCTCAAGTCTTACAACCGTAGGAACTATTGGTACAGGTGTGTGGCAAGGTACTGCTGTAGGTATCGCTTACGGTGGTACTGGTTCTGCAAATGCTTCTGATGCAAGAACTGCATTAGGTCTTGCAATCGGTTCAAATGTTCAAGCCTACAGCGCTCAGCTCGCAGCGCTTGCCGCTAACACTGCTACAATTGATGGTGGTACATTCTAATTAAGAGGGGCTAATGGCTAATGTAATAAAAATTAAAAATTCTGGCACAGCTAGTGCTGCTCCGACATCTTTGGAATATGGCGAATTGGCTATTAATTATGCTGATGGTATTTTATTTTTTAAAGACTCAAGTAATGCGATTATATCATTTGATATAAAAGGTGTACTTAAAGTAGATGTTTCTGATTTAGCTGTTGATGTAGCAATGTCAATATTCTAGGGTGTAAAACCCTTATTCTGTTATAATTGAACTATGGATGATGTAAAGATTGAAACAAGTAAAACACTAACTTTAACACTTCCGAGTGATCCAACATCTAATGTGGTGTCAGTTAGTTTGTATCATGAGTTTGGATCACTTGTTTCTGGTCCAACAAACGCAACAAGATCAAGCACTGGAGTTTATACCATCACCTATGGTCAACAAGCGTCTGGTATCTATATTCTAAATGCTGCGGGGAAATACCGAGCTGACTTTACTTACACAGTGAGTGCTGTTTCGTACACTCAATCTCAGTACTTTAATGTCTACACCCCGTATATAGACATTGATACATTTTTTGAGGATCACCCGACTCTTGAAGATGAATGGTATGACAAGTTTGATAAATTAGAAAAAAAAGTAAGAAATATTATTAATACTTTTTGTGGTCAGTCTTTTGATTATTATCCAAATAAATATCTTGAAGTCATGGGTTCTGGGAAGAAATCAATTCATCTTCCAAACCCAATAGCAACATTGAGAAAGGTCACTGCGGATCCAGGAACTAATGACGAAATTGTTCTCCATGACTATGAAGATGCAACAATGAACCATATTGAAAAGATTAAAGAGCAATACAGTTTTGGCGGCTCTTACTATGTGCAGTTTAGAAAATCAATTCTTGATAGCGTAAATGTTCTTTTAATTGTTAATAAATTTAATCCAGAAAGCGTGTATAGAATTGAAGGGGATTTTGGTTGGAGATTTGTTCCCAATAACATAGAACAGGCAGCCGACCTTCTCTTGGAAGATATGATGAATGATGACTCAATCTATCGTAGGCATGGTATTTATAGTGCGGATATGGATGTCCTCAAAATTCAAACAGGTCAAAACTTCTATGAGTCAACAGGGAACATTGATGCAGACATATTGCTTATGGACTACACATTGTTTGTTATGGACTATGTGGTTTAAATGGCTTCGCAGACCTATTTTAAATTCACTCACAAAGGTGACATATATACAAAAAGTACGAGCACAAATGCGGCTGGTCAGCAGTACGCTTCTTATTCAAAAGTAGCTACGATATCTTTTCAATTTCAATCACCTAGCACAAGCACTTCTTCTGGTGATGAAAGAAGACTTAGCCCATACCAAGATAGTATCCCAAAATTTGAAGCACTTGTGCCAAAAGAATACGATACAAATATTACATACGGCAGCAGGCTGCAGAATGTGAAAGACAGGAACGGGAATGTAGTTGACAGTTATGTTTATGAAGTTGTCGGTATACAGCCAAAGTTTGGCTTTAGTGGTGCAAAGCACCATACCGTGGTTACTCTAAGAAGGGTGGTTGAAACAGCATGATAAGAATATCTGGGGATTTACAACCATTGATTAATAAAGTTGAGAAGATCCCAATGGAGATTGAATCAGCAGCTGCGGAAGCTATGATGGCGAGTGAGAGTAGTATACGAGATATGCTTATTTCTGATTATTCTGGTATTTTTCAAGACTTCGTAGTAGAGCCAGGCAGTGATTTGAGCATCGGTGTTGTTTTAAAAAGAGGTGATATTTACCACTTCCAGAATGCAACTGGCGCTGATATTGGTTATTTGATTGAACCTATTAAGAATATTGTAAAAGAAAATTTAAATCAATCCATCTCTAAATGCATGGGGAGTAATTATGGCTCTTAGCGTTTACGATATAAATACTGCTTTGAAAGCAGATAGCAGTTTGGCTAATATCGCTGGGAAGACTATGAATTTCTTTCCAGTTGTCGCAACTAACGGCGAGACTGCTCCATTTGTGATATATTATTACCAGCCTTCAATTCCAAGTAGCGAAGCTTATTGGATGAGAAAAGACATAATTAGGTATTCAATATTTGATACTGATGCTGATCGTTTGTTTAGGCTTTCCGAAAGGGTTCTTGAAATCCTAGGAAGGGCTGATCAAGTCGCTCAGGTAGGCGGAATTACGGGGACAAACTCCAGGATCCTGTCAAGTTATCAAATAGGGTCAAACCTAGTAGCGCCTTTAGAAAAGGAAGGCTGGTATAGAATGAACTTGGATTTTAGGGTATGTAATGTCTAGCGAGAAAAGGGTATGGTAAAATAATAACATATGGAGTATAGTACTATTACATATATTGGTAAAACACCGAGCTATGTCGTTAAACTTCGTAACTCAGTTTACGAATTTGAATGGAATAAAGGTCTCGGTATTGGCAATCGTCAAGGCGAAGTCAATGCCAAAGATATAGAAAAGATCGCTAAATGGCGTGATAAGAAAGGCAGAAAGATATTTCGCCTGGATAAATAGGAGGAAGTAATATGGCAGTTAATGTTTCTAACATTATCGTTGGCGAGGCAACCATTAAACTTGGTACAAATGCTAACGCAACAAGCATTGCAGCAATGAATAACTTTGCTGACATTGGAGCAACACAAAACGGTTTGGAAATCTCGTGGGAACCAGACATGGTTGATATTGAAATTGACCAATTTGGCGATGCCGCTAAGGTAATTCAGTCAAAGGTAAAGGTAATGGTTAAGACAACCCTTGCAGAAGGAACTCTTAATAACCTTGCAACAGCGTGGAACTACGATGATGTAACAGGCGGAGATTCGGTTAAGGCAAACAATGATGGCGCAAATACAAAGACATTCTTGTTTGGCGCACAGGGAGTAATCCCTTACGAGAAGGCACTCGTTGTTACAGGTACAGCACCTGGTTCAACAGCAGGTGACTTGCTTACCCGTAAATTCTACACAAAGCGTGCAATTTCAATGGAATCATCCACAATTGCAATGAAGCGTGCAGAAGCAACAATGTTCACAGTTGGCTTTAGAATTTTGCCAACAGTAGCAGATGTCGGTTACGAGTACGGCAAAATCGTTGACGAAACCGCATAATCGTAATTAAATAATTTAGCTAAAGGCAATCGCCCCTTGGTATTTTGTGATAAACTTAATAACCGAGGGGCGAAGCCCTTTATATACGAGACATAAGGATGGAAATACTTTGAGCGATAAAAATAAAGATATTCTCGCTGGCACAGAAATCGTGTTTGCGGATGGAAAGACAAGAACGATTAAGCCTTTGACAATTCGTAATCTTAGAAAGTTTATGAAGGTTGTTAAGGATCTTAAGAGCGAAGACACACTTGATGACAAAGATATTGACATTATGGTGGAAGCTGCTGGTATTGCTCTTGCAGCGGTTGACCCAGAATTGGGTAACGATAAAGAGAAGCTAGAAGATGTGCTTGACTTGCGTTCATTCGGTGAACTCATGTCGGCTGCAATGGGTTCAGACCCTTCCTTCTAGGCGAAGAGGGGGCTGGTTCATCTGACCAATCTTGGGAGGATCTCCCTCTTCTAAAATACGAATCGGAAGTGTTTGTCAGAACGGGTTCTTGGGTGAATTTTGAATCACTTGAGACCCATCTGACATTGAACGAATTATTTTTGTTATATCGTGCTTGCATGAATGAAACAAGTACGGCGATGAAAATTGCTGCGGCTGCACAAGGTGCTGATGTTGATTTTGACGATGACTGGTACGATCCAGAACCACCTAGGGCTGCGCAGGTCCATGACATTCTTGACATGAAGTTCGGAATGGGTTATGAAACGGTAAAGAAAGGTGAATAGCCTTGCTTTAATTAACCCAATATGCGATAATTGTCATTGGCTGAATTATGTCTGACACTGGTGACTCAACAACACGAATAGGTATAGATGCATCGGTTACTGGTGCTGAATCCGTTGCAGGTTTAACAACCAATGTTGTTGCATTATCCCAGCAATTAGTTAACCTTTCTCAAAGCGCTACACGCAGTTTTTCAATTCAAGACAGTCTAAATAAAGCATTAGACAGAACAAGGCTTAGCACAGGTTTAGTGCATAACGCTCTTGCTGAATATCGTAAAAGTCAAGTTCTAACAAATAGAGTCGTAGAGCAAGCTACTCAGCAATTAAATGCACTTTCGGCAGCTCAAGCAAGAGTTGCGGCTAGTGGTAAGACAATGTCTCCAGCGCTTTCAGCGTCATATAGACAAGCTAATAGTCATCTAACTTCTGTTGTTTCTTCCGCTGACGCATTGAATAGAGTTTTGAAAACAAACGCTATTGAGAAGTTTGGTCAAAAACTTCAAGCTTCTGGGCAAATAGCCCAAAGGACATCATACTACTTTGCGGCTGCAACTGCGCCTTTGTTGATGTCATTAAGAAGCGCTTTCTTTTCTTATGCAAGATTAGACCAGGAAACAAGAAGATTAACTAAGCTTATTGCTGATGAATTCGGAACTGGTGCTGAAGCTATTGAAAAGGCAAGTGACAAGGTTAGAATTTTAGGCTATGAGCTAGACAAGATTACGGCAAAGTATGGTACATCCAGAGTTCTTGTTCAATCTCTTGCTGGTGACTTTGCTGAATTAGGTGTTCCAGACACTGCAATTGTTAGATTGACAGAGTTCACTGCCGCAGTGGAGAAGTTGGGTAATCTTGATATTACTCAGTCTCAAAACTTTATTCAATCAATCTATCAAAATATTTTGAGAGTTAGAAGAGACATGGCTGCGGCTGAAGGCTACAGTCTTGACTTGTCTAGCCCTAAGATGATGGGGCAGATTTTGAGTGAAGTGCAAGGACAACTTGCTCTTTTCAACATGGTTGAAAACAAAACAACATTGTCATTGAAAGACCTCGCTGATGCTTTCCCTGAAGTATCAGCAGCCGCTACTACATTCGGTTTGTCAATGACTGAGACAGCCGCAATGTTGGCTCCAATGGTTGCTGCTGGGTTCCAGGTTGGTGCTTCGGCTAACTCTATCAAGGTGTCATTGCAGAGAATGGTTGCCATGACTAAACAAAATACGCAAATTATTCAAGGACTAAATCAAGCTCTCGGTGATGATTTTAACTATGCAGCAGGTGTTGGAATGGAAAATATTCAACAACTTGTTGATGGTTTTAATAATCTCTTAAGTATTAAAGGCGAGCAAGGAACATTGGAATTCTTTGCAAGACTGTTCGGTGTTCGTCAAGGTCCAAGAATGGAAACTTCAATTCGGCAATTGGCTGTGTTTCAAAAAGCTCTTGACAATACATCAACAGCGGAAGGAAAAATTGCCGCTCAATTGGAATCTAGTATCAATGCACGCCTAACAGCGCATGGTTATGAAGCTGTTTCAGTAAAGAAAATTGTTGATCTAGCCAATGTCCATAGACAAGCTACCCAAGAAGTTAATGGTGAATATACAATTCAAGCTCGTCTGGTGCAGCAAGGGCAGAAAGATGCAGACGCTGCCCTAAGAGGAGCATACACAGACACTGCTGATTATTTGTCCAAAGTAGGTACTGAGGCTGGAAAGATTTTCTTTACCGAAGCTGTCGGTGGAGTTGCGGCGGCTTCAATCCAGATGGAACAAGAATTGGGGTTGGCTGTTGATTCAGTAGCTGTTAAGTTTAATAAGCTGAAAGAAGCAATGCTGCAGATAGGAAGAGCGCTTGCACCAATCGTTGATAAAGTAATTGGCGCAATACTCCCAGTGATACAGGGCATTGGGGATTTCTTAAAGAAGCTTTCTCCTTTTACTCAAAAAATTATAGGCTTTTTAGCTTTTACTTTAATACTGATACCGCAAATTAGATTACTTGCTGCAACATTCAAAATGGCTTTTGGCGGCATTATTGGCTCGCTAGGCAAAATGCTTAATGCAGCAGATGGTCTTGGTGCAACATTGAAAGGTGTTCGTGCTACAAGCGTGTCGCTTGCTCAAATATTGGAAAACCCAAACATAACTAAAGGTTACAATAAGTTAACTCAAATGACTGATGGTCAATTCTTGCTTCAACAGGACAAGAACGCACCAGGGTATTCAAATAAATTTTTGGGCAGAAGAAAAATGCGACCAACGGATCTTTCTGGTGTGTCTCAGCCAGTAAAGGAACTTTTTGAAAATAAAGGAGTAGTTGGTCCTACTGATAAAACATCAATTAAGACATTACTTGGAAAATCAACAAAGCTTGGATTGCCTAATACTGACGAACTGATTAGATCAATGCTTACAGATATGGGAACAATCCCTGAGAAGATTGCTGAATCAACTGCAAAAGCAACAGAGAAAGCTGCTACAAGTACAGCGGATAAAATAACAAAAGGTTTGAAAGGTTCTATCTTCCAAAATAACACATTTATTGGAAACAAGTTTGGAGGCGGAACTTCTGGTCCTGGCGGTACTGGAACTGGACCACGCACTCCAAAAACTCCAGCAACAGGTGGAACACCAACTGTTCCTCGTACCGCAGTTCCTATGCCAGCGACTCCATCTGCTCCAGCAGCGCCAAGTCGTTATCTCACAGACCCAAGATTTGATCAAGCAAGCACGAGAAAGATATCAATTCCATCAGCAAAGAATGTAGCAAAAGCCGCAACTATTGGTGC